CAAACATACTCCAAGTATCCTCCTCTATTTATACCATTAGAACCTGTCGTACCCCAGTCTGTTGTATTTAATTCAAAGAAAGTAACATTACTAAAATTTGTAGTACTATTTCCAATAAATTCACCAGATGTTGGATCAGCTACACCGGTTGTTGTATTTCTTAAATACCAATTACCTAAATAACCAATACCTCCTGTTATACCTTGAATACCTTGTGTACCAAATGTACCTTGTGCGCCTTGCGCGCCAGTTCCTGTAATACCTTGGATACCTTGAATACCTTGAGTACCTGCACCAGTAATACCTTGAGTACCTTGGGAACCTGTTATACCTTGTGAACCTATTATACCTTGTGTTCCTTGAGTTCCTTGCGCACCTTTATCTCCTGTTACAACAAATGATATTAATATGTCTTCATCCATAGTAAATGGTGCAGTTTCAGTAAATGCAACAGGTACTATTTCTAATTCCCACCATGTACCTGGAGCAGAAGGTCTGTCATATACTTCAGTTATTTGCCAAAGTATAAATTCATTTGAATCAGCCTTTGATGATATCCTAACATGCCCTTTAGGTATAGAAGTACTTGATTTTATTGTGTTTAAGAATGTAGATATGTCAGTTCCAGTAACACCATTATCATTTATAGACATAATGGTAGCTAGGCTTTGGTTTGCTGTATTTAAAGAAGCATAACTAAATCCAGGATCGTCAACTACTAATGTTGTATTAAATTGATAATCAAAAGTAGCACCACCAAAAGTACCATCGGCTCCTGTTACACCTTGAATACCTTGTGTACCTTGAATACCTGTAATACCTTGAGTTCCTGCACCTGTAATACCTTGGATACCTTGAATACCTTGAGTTCCTGCACCTGTAATACCTTGAATACCTTGAATACCTTGAATACCTTGTGTACCTGCGCCTGTAATACCTTGGATACCTTGAATACCTTGAACACCTTGTGTTCCTGTAATACCTTGAACGCCTTGTAAACCTTGAATACCTTGTAAACCTTGAATACCTTGAATACCTTGCGTACCTTGTGTACCTTGTGCTCCAGTTAGACCAGCAGAACTAGGTGCAATGTTTATCCAATTATTACCATCCCATTGTAAAAGATCAGCATTCTGTACATTAGTTATTGCAACATCATCCAAATAATCAATAAGAGGCTGCCCACTATTTAAATTCTGTAATTCAAGAGCACCTTCATCAAAATTATAAACTACGTTATTGTTTGCAGCATCCAATTGGATTTCTAACACTTCACCAGTACCGGTAACATTAGTTACGTTAAGCCCTCTGAATGTTAAATCTTGGCCGCTCATCCCAGCAAATAAATCTTGGCCACCTATTCCTATATTTAAACCTTGATTTACCTCGCCTGCATTACCATTATTTATTATCTTAATTGCCTTAACTGTATTGTCATATTGAAAACTAATACCTGGGCCTGCTATTAATCTAAGAGTATCATTATCAGTTGTAGACGCTAATGTAAAATCGAGACCTGCTGCGAGGGCTGGTGTTGGGCCAGTATAATTAACTAATACTTTACCATACCCATTTGATCCACTTACTGTTATATCACCAGTACCTATACCTCCGATGATATCCCATTCATTAGTATCAAACGAGCCTTGTGTTGTTCTTTTATTAGCTCTCCACCAAGTTAAGGTTTCTTCCGGAGTCCCAGTAGCACTAACAACTTCAACTGGGTGATATACTACATGCCCGGTATCGTAAGACCTGTTATCTACCCATGGGTTTGCTACTGCCTTGAAGTTTTCATCTACCTCTCCGTTAAAAAGTTCTCTTTGAACCTCAGTTCTGTAGATGATGTATTCTTTTAGATTGAATGCCATTTAATCTTATCTTTTTTTATTTATTCAGGTGGTTCATTAATAATAGTAGCATCATCATAAGGAAATTCATCAGTATCTTTTCTTGATGTAAACACCTCTCTTAATTGATTTAAATACCATGTCCCTTGTGACCAACCAGGCACTGCATAACACGGTGAGTAAATACCTAATGTATATATTCTATAAATTTCATCCCAATATTTTCTATACTCTTTCACTGCTTTGTTAATAAATGAAACTTGTCTATCTACGAGAACTGAACGTTGTGAATTTCTTTGAATATCAAAAGAAGACCCGGTAGTCAATGTAAAATTACCTGTTAAATCGGATGCTCTATATTCAGTTGTAAATTCATATAGTTCACTTGCTCCTAGGAATAATTGTATAGAAACAATATCACCTATAAAACAAGGATCAAATGGGACATAATTATTCTGATAGAATAATTCCATTTCTTCAATACTGTTAAAATCCGTAAATTCAGTTTTTTGATTTACTTGGTCATAAAATCCTACACGGATTTTAGACACATCTATTTTGTACTTTTTTAAGTAGACAAAAAAATCAAGAGATAGTTTAAATGTTAATGCTTCAACGACCAAAAGTATGTACTATTTTTTGTATATATTCAGTCCTTTATAGAGTGGTAGTCATTTACTAGGTTAGAAATTTTACCATAGGTCACATTACATTCACTAAATATTTTAAGATGAGACATGTCTCTGTAGTCTTGTATCCAATAAACATGCTTAAATCCAGCATTAACTAAAATTTTAGTGCACATTTTACAAGGGGAGAGTGTTAAGAGTATTATGTAATTTTGTGGATCATATTCTTGAAACTTGGCAATCATATTTACCTCAGCATGAATAAATCCACTTTCACCAGGTGTTAAAGAATCTTCTTCTGTTCCAGTATTTTTATTTGTACCAGCCCCACTATAAGATCCATTATACCCAAAGCTTGCTATTTTACTAAAGTCTTTTTTTAAGGCCATGCAACCAACCTTAGTAGTAGAAGAATTCGAAAGATCTCTAATACTTAACAAAATATTAGTAAATGCTTTTAGCTTTATTTGAAGTCGCTGAAGTTTGGAATCCATTTTTGTTTTATTAAAGTCGCCTTCATTTTTACCTCAGGTAAATCTTTATTAAGACTGTTTGCAATTTTTATATTTTCTTTATCATCATCAAAGAATTTAAAATTCCTAAATCCCATTTGCACAAATTTCATAAAGGCATCTTTTTTCTTCTGTGCAGTAGAACCAGTAAACCCTAACGAAGGATCATTAATTGCAAAGATAAAATCAGGATTAACATCAACACCGTTATGCATTAAAAAATCATAGATAAGTTTTGAATCGTCTCTCGCAGTAATAATACCTACAGCAGTACCTTTTGAAATTGTTCTTTTAAGAATGTTAAAAACCCAATCAATTATTTTACCAGCCTTAAGAATTTCTAAATCCCTAAAGTCATTAAAATCAAACTTATCATGCGGCTTGGTTTTAAATGTATTAAATTCTTGTGGCGTAAGATCTATTTCATATCCTGTTTTTGGATTAAAAACTCTAATCTTACTTTTGGTTACAATCAAAGTATCATCAACATCAAAGACAGTTATATCTTTCCCCCACTTTCTATACTTCTCAAATAATTCCATACAATATATATTGGTTACTTTCTGTTGCATCACCACAGGTGAGATATGAAATGGATACATTAACAATTTCTTCCATTTTCATATATATGTTTTACTACCGGGAATCTTAATGAATATCCACCATTCTGATTTTGACTTTCTTCAAAATATTGAACAGTTACAGTTTTACCAATTAGTTCATTATGATTATTAAGGTAATGTTCTCTTTGTTCTTTAGAGAATCCAGATCCAACACTTACTTTATTACCTTTATGTTCAATTATAATATTACTTAAACCTTCTTTCTCAACTTGTTTTCCATTTTCTGTCCATCGCATTGTACCGTTTATACATTCTAAAATTGTATATTCAGCATCATGGAATTTTTTAACTTTTAAAAGATTATGACTTCTTTTACCTTCATAGCCAATATTCTTTCTAACCATGATTCCTTCAAACCCAGCCTCTTCGGCTTCTTTTGCCATTTCAGTAAATTGTTCTTCGGTAGTTAATTGTTCTTGTGGTAAGAATTCTAACATAGAAGATTTAATTTCTTCCGGTAAAATATCATAACCATTCTTAAGTCTTTCAGTAAGAGGAGTAGTTCCAACCTTATCATCAAATTCATCTAAGGTTAAAAAATCAAATACAAAGAATTTAGGATTTTCAATTTGATGATCCTTCTTTCTAATTTGTTTCATAATTCCTTGGAAGTCTTCATTACCATCTTTATCTACCATACAGATTTCTCCATCTAAAATAAAGTCTCCACCTATTTTAGAAATTTCATTTTCTAAATTACCTAAGGTAGTAAATTCTTTACCGTTCCTTGAAAAGAATGTTACAGTATTCATTTCTTTTCTACAGATACATCTTACACCATCCAATTTTCTGGATCCGTACCATTCTCCACTTTGAAAATCTACTCTCTTAGGATTATATGCATTTGCTAAAGCGACTTTAAATGTTGGAATTAAATCTGGGTGGACTGCCTTATTGATAGAGGTAGTACCACATCCCATATTAAGGTCTCGGTTTAGCATATAGTAAATAATATCTTCCCATTGTTTATTCTCTAGGACGAATCTATTTACATTTGCAATTGCAGTATGACCAGTGCATACCCTATTTCTTAAATCATCCAATAAGGTAAAGATACTACCGTATGTATTTGGGTGACCTAGTAAATCTGAATTCTTTTTACAATTCTTAGGAGTTACATTATACTTAAAATAAGGATTGTAGGTATAGAAGAAAACTTTCTGTAAGAATTCTCTATCAGAATTTTCATCAGAGTTATCAGCATACTTTTTAAGAGTTGCAATTTTATGATTACCTGAAGAGGAAGATCGCATTTCATCCAAGAAGGATTGTAGATAAGTAAGGTTTGTGTATTCAGTCATATTCCGTTTATTTAATTATATTATAAATATAATAAAAATAATTGGGAATTGAAAATTTTGAAGCAGTTATTTTCAAAAAGTTATTAACAATTTTTCAATTTGTCCTGTATCTCTTTAAGCTTTGCGCATTTTTCAAAATCCTCCCTTTCTTCAAAATGTAGTAAGATTTTGTCTAAACTTTTAACTCTATGCTTTGCAGTTTTTTCATCATATTGTAAAACCTGGTCTGGAAACATTATAATTGTATTATAACATAAATTCATATATTGATCCCAGCTCTGATTTTCTAACTGATCCAATAATGACTTCATAAATTCTTCGTCATTAATATCCATCTTGTATATCTTTCATTTTTTTAACCAATGCTTCTTGTTCCTCAGATAATTGTTTAGGTAAATCTACTAGTATATTTACGAAAAAGTCACCTAAGATATTAGGATTATTATAAGCAGGAAATCCTTTACCTTTTATTCTAAGCATAGTACCGTTCTTAACACACTTAGGAATATTATAACTTATTGTTTTATCAAATACTTTTACTTCTCCCTTACCTCCAAGTAAAGCATCATATAAACTTATATGCTTAATTGTATGCAAACCTTTTTGGTCCAAATAAAAATTAGGATCATCTTGTACTAATACAGTTAAAATAAGATCACCGCTTTGGTTTTCGGTCATGCCTCTTTGACCTAATCCTTTTAATCTCATTCTCTGCCCTGGCTTTACACCGCTTTTAATATCAACACTTACAACTCTTGTACCTACTCTTATTTCCCTACTACATCCAAAATAAGCTTCTTCTAAAGTAATGTAAACTTGTGCAGTAATATTACCACCTCTAGTATTAAATCCATATCTTTGGTTAAACATATTAGTAAAACCTGGATCATTTCCTGTTTTTATAAAGTCTTCAAAGAAACCTTCTTCAAATTTACCGAATGGGTTATTTGCAGCTTGATCATATTGTGATCTCTTTGTAGAATTACTTAAAGTTTCATATGCATCTGCAATTTCTTTAAACTTTTCTTCATTACCTTTAGACTTATCAGGGTGATATTCTTTGGCTAATTTTCTATAAGCTTTTTTAATATCATTAGCAGTGGATGTTTTATCAACACCTAATATTTTGTAAGGGTCTTTCATTTCCAAAATAACTGTATTCCTATTAAGCTACATGCTAAACACAGTGACACTATTGTTTTTGTGGTAATCCCTTCACCAAGAAAGTACCAAGTTAAAAATGTAAATGAAATAATCCCAGACCCAAAGGCGATAAATCTACCTGGCCATAATAAACCATCATAGTATTCTACCATAAACCTGGTACCATAAATTAATATGTAACTAATTGCAGTTCCAAATAAAACTGAAACTGTTAATGGATTCTTTTTAAACCAAGGCCATACAAATTGACCATTAGTTTGAAACCATATTGCTGCCTGACCAGTAAAGAACAACAAAAATGCTAAAATTAACTTATTCATCTATATAATATTTATACCCCATCCTAACCATGTGATCCATGTGGCTTTCCATTTGTTTTGCAGTTATCCACACTGAAGGTTCTGGCTTTACAATACCATCTTCTCTTTTATCAAAAGCTTTATTTAAAAACCATTTCTCTTTTTTACTTTCCCACCAAAACCATACCTTTTGCCATGATCTAGGTTTTTTCATATAGACTTTATTACCTTTATCCATGTGAGCTATGAATTGTTTATAAGTAATATCTTTATCCTTTTTCATTAATATCTTTAATTTGAAGTTTTTTGATTTTTTCATCTAACCTAAACTTCTTTTCTTCGAGCCTGTTCTTAATTTCCATTTGATCTGCAATTCTTTCTAATACAGATGCTAATTTCGGTATATCCTTTTCTAATAATTTACGACCCGTACTGGTTCTTAAAAATTCTGACATAATAAGTTGTTTATTTTTATATGTAAAAACGCGAGTTAGTTTTATGAATATATAATCAAAATAACAATATTATGAAAAAGGTACCTTTATTTGAAGATTTTATTCCTGTAGGTTTTGCTCCTAGTGATTCTGCATCCTTTTCCTTAGGAGGAACTAATAGAGCAGAAACAGGATATGATATGAATGCTATAGTAGGCCCAGTACAAACACTAGGTAATCATGTAGCAGAACAGGCAAATAGCTATGAATCAAACGATAATGCAGAACATACAGCAGAGGCATATATCAAAGAAGCAAAAGAACATATTAATAATAAAATAGATGAAGCATGCGAAAGTTATTCTGCTATGTCTGAATCTACTCTTAATGAAGGGACTGATATTAGTTCATGGAATCAGGCTGGTATTAAAGGCTCTGATAATGCTCAGATAACTACCTTTGTTGGACCTAAGGATATTGAAGATTTTGGACTAGGTAGAAAATGTATGCAAATAAACATTGGTAGAAATTATGTACAATTAAATCCTGCTGATATTGTAGAATTAAAAGATCTACTTAAAAATTATAAAGTATAATGATACCTAAATTTAACAACTATTTAAATGAAGCATCTGATTATGAATTTAAACCTAATGAGGCTGCTACTAGATTAAAGGCTAGGGAAAAAGAAAATATCCAAAGATATAGAGCAGCTCAAGATAGAGGCGATAATTATGCAATTGCTTTATATGAGTTAAAAATAAAAATGGATAAAATTGATCTTGAAGGATTAAAGGTACAGACCGAAATTCATAAACTCAAAACAAAATTCGGTAAATAATGGAAAACAATCAAGAACGAAAGGATTTGAGTAAGATCCGCCACTATAAAGGAACAGTACAAGATTTTAAAAATTATTGGGATGAAATGGCCGGGCAAGATACTAATGCAACAGGTACTCCTGCATACCAAGACTTTGGTGGGGTTCACCCTGCTCGCGGTGCTGGTGATAGTGAACATTGGAAAACTTCAAATATAGATGAATCTAAAAAATCAGATGCATTAGCAAAAGCAATGGATAAAGCAATGATTAAGATAGATGATTCAATGTCTTATACAGATTTTGCTTTAGCAATTGGTAAGATCTTAAGAGAAGATTATGGAAAACATACCTTTGATGGTTTTATGAAAGTTCTTCATAAAGACTTAGGAATATAATTTAACTAAAAAAGACCACTCTATGAGTGGCCTTTTAGTCTTATAGCTTTTTATTATCTTAGTTTGATATACTTCTTTCTATTCTGAATATACATCTGACCGATAGGTGCAGTAAGTAATTCTCTTCCATATACATCATAGATTTTATTATCACCAATCATAGTAGAAGTTAACTCTTCTATACCAACAGTACCACCCATAGACATTCTCATCCATGCTTGCCCGTCCCATACTTGATTGAAGCAACAGCTCATTGTATCAACATAACCTAATGAATCTGTTAAGGTATAACTAATACAAGTTGTGATTGTATCATAAGGCATACCAGTAGACATATTATAATTGTATACTACATGTGTACAAGCATTATTGAAACAACTATCTTCACCTAACATATCTTGTCCACCATAAGTGACAGCATATAGCGGAGCCATCATTGGTAAACCATTACCTGTAATTGGTATTGCTATTTCTAATTGATACTGTGAACCTGTTGTGTAAGTCATATTTGAATCACATAACGTCTGTGCTTGTAATTGTAGGCCAAGCGAAACCATTATCATCATTAAAATCTTCTTCATCTTCATTTTTATTTAATTATATAGAGAGCTACATTTTTAGTTTAGGTTCAACTCTCAAGAACCTTACAGCTTCAAGGGATTATTTAAATAATTCATCTAAGTTATTTTTCTTAATTACTTGATTTAGCATATTAACATAGTTTTTTGCTTCGGCATAACTTGCACCTAAGTATTCAAAGTATTCTTCTTCGCTATCTAACTTACTTAAATACCTACATTGATAAAATGCATAGTCATATACTGATTCTCTCCAATGATTATAGTATGCATGATTTCTTGAAGTACCTTCTGCTGTTGTAATTCTACGTCTTGCCTGTTTCATACCAAAGAGGTTATTGTTTTCTAAAAAGATATCACTTTTAAAATGACCAGTTTCTAGAATAGATTGTGCCATTACTATGTGAGGATAATCAACATTAAGATCTTTCAGCATGGATACTAACTTATCTTGTGAAAAGGTATCAATCTCTGTAATAAAAATTTGAGTTTCTCCTTCTTGTAAATTTTCAATGAGAACTTCCTTTGCGGTAGTTCTACCAAACGAAAACCCAACTATTAAAACTATTGTTAAAATTCCTAAACAATATAATAACCAAGTTTTAATACATACTTGGTTATACATTAATTTATCTTTATCATATTTAAAAATCATATACTAAATTTAAGTTAAACAAAAAAGCATTAGAGTAAAATAACCTAATGCTATAATTAGAAATATATCTATTGATTCTAATTTGGTTAAAAATCCTTTCATATTAATTTGATTCATTATGCCATTCATAATCTAAGTCTATTGAACTTTTTACTGGTTTAGATAAAAATATCCATAGTATGACATACACCCAAAATACTGCTGGTAGTACAAATAAAGAACCGACTCTAAATAAAATAGGTGGTATACCTGACCAATTACCTAATCCTTCACATACGCCTCCAATATAACCGTTTCCTCTATATAGTTTTTTATTCATATTTGTTTTTTAAAAATTACCTTCTGCAACCTGAAAACAATCAAGTCCATTTTCTCGCCACATCTTAACTACCTTATCTCTATCATCAAAGACACAAAGAATATCATTTTTCTTATCTCCTTCAAATAATGTATCTAACCAGTGCTTCTTTAACTTATCGTCTGGCATCCACTTAAATGGATGACTGGTAGGTCTCATTTTCAATATATCAAAAGGTACATTATTTTTATTTAACCATTCTCGTGTAGCATCTTTGGTTGCTTTACTTCGACCTGATAATATTACAATAGTATGACCAGCATCTTTAAGAATTTTTGCTATCATAATAACCGAATGATTAGGCTTATCCATTGCAATGTTTTTAGGATTAAAGAATTCATCCCAATTCATCTTACCTTCTATAGTAGATGAAAACTCCCTTCGTTCTTCAATATCAGCAAGGGTACCATCGAGATCAAAGATAACAGTATTTTGGGTACCGTCCATATCAAATTCACTTATATCTAATTTCATAATTAATTTATTTAATTTAAATATAACAAGTTTACATATAAAGTGAAAGATAATTAAGACCTTTTTTGCTCTTGGTCTCTGAGTTTTTGAATGTAGATTGCTTTAAGTTTTTGCTCTCTTTTCTTAACGGAAGGTTTCGTATATTCCTTCCTTTCTCTAATACTTCTAATTTGCTTAGTTCTCTTTTGTTTCTGTTTATACTTTTTAAGCATTTTATCAATAGAGTCTTTACCACTGTTTTTAATTATAATCATATAGTATATATTTAGTAGCTTAACAATGTTGTGCCTGAAGGGCTCGAACCTCCACTCTTCTGGACCAAAACCAGACGTGTTGCCAGTTACACCAAGGCACAATTAAAATTATTTGTTGTTATTAACGATGACAGAACTGACAGCTGCTTCTATTTTTGATAAACGAGTATTTAATTTAACTTCAAATTTATCTAGACGAGAATCAATATATTTACTGAATTCTTTAACTTCTCCTCTAATCTCAATATCAAGGTTTTCAGTTTCATCCTGTACCTGTGTAGCAAGTGTATGTAATTCTTCATTAAGATCATCTGCAATTTCATTAATATGATCAGTAAGATCTCTTTCAACTATTTTTAAGTCTGAAACTTTGCTCCAAACATTAACAATACCAACGACCCCTAATATAACCAAGACCGTTAATATACCTAAAGTAAAATAAAGTGTTTCCATATTTGTTTGTTTATTATTATATTGTAAAAAAATGATTTGTTTATTTTAACCAATCTACATTATCTCCTGCTGTTATATGACCATTTGCCCAATACTCCCATTTAAGGTTTAGATACTCTTCCTCTGATTTTGCTATATTAGATTCTTTATCATTTTGTAATTTCCACCAATTAGGATTCTTTTTACTTTTTCTATAATCAGGTAAAAGAAAATGAATATTAGGATCATAATCAGGTTCTCCTCTCCACCAATCAGGTGCAAATTCTCTAGGGCCTTTATCTGTCATTCTACTATGAAAGAATGGCCCTTCTCCATAACAATCAGAATTTAACCACCTAAATCCATTAATCTTAATAAGACAATCAAGAATAGACTGGTCATGTCTATGTTCTATAAAACAAGAATCCTGTTCTTCAAATAATTCATCTGTGATATATTTGTAATTATCTTCTAGACACAGATTAAGCCATTCTTGTATAAAGGAAATACCTTCTTTAGTTTTCTTAATTGCAATAAATCCACTCTCTACTTGTAAACAATTGCATAAATCTGAATTACCTAGCATATCCAATCTTCTTAATAAAGATTTTTTTGTAAATTGATTAACCTTATATGAAGTTGTACCGCTCGCCCAAACTGGCTGAGTATCTAGTAACCCAATGTAATCATTAAACCTTTCTTTTTTATGTGAGAGTATTCTAGAACCTGCATCTATATAAAAAAGATAATCACCATCATTCATTTGCATTAATTGCCTTAGTATGATATAAGGCTTCCATATCCAATAACCAAAACCTCTTACTTTAGAAAATGAATCGGTATGTAAATTCATAAAATGCTGAATAGTATCTGGAGATTCTATAATAACCCCATCAAACCACCCAGTGGAAGTGGCTTCATCAAATAGAGTTTTTGACCTATTCTTAAATAAGCCATTTCCAAAAGTAATAAAATACTTTTTAGGATCTTTATTTATGTATTGACCGATATCCATTATATTATTTATTATATGGAAAAAAGAGATAAGGTTTAAGCACAAAAAAACCCAGGGTCCTAGAATCCTGGGTTTCTTTATATATGTAAATTAGATTAGAATCTTAATCCAAGTCCTAATGTTAAATTTGTTGTTTTATTCCCAGTGTGGTAAACCACTTTAGGGTCAACGAAAATAGCATCTTTATGGAATGTGAACATTTTACCTAAACCTAATTCTAGGTTATCAGTTTCAAATTCACTCATAGCAGCATATAGGAAAAAATCCTGGCCACCTGCGTTCATAAAATACCTTGCATGTACGTCTAATGCAAGATCTTCAGTTGAGTCAGCTTGAGCAATACCTAAACCTACCATAAGTTTATCGGATACTCCGTAACCTAAAGTTGGTGTCATTGACCATTCTGTCCATGCAACATTTGCAACGTCACCAGTACCTACGTACCAATCACCTTTTGCATTTTGCGCGTTTGCTCCAAAACCTACTAGGATTGTTAGAGCGAAAGTTAAAATTAAATTTTTCATTTTTAAAATTTGTTTTTGTTATTAATTGTTTTCACTTATTATAAAACACTTGAATATTTTGAGAAATGAATCTAGTACTTAAATTTCCATAAATTTTCAAATGAGTAGCCGTAAACAGACACGTTTACAGTTTTCTTTAGTTTCTTTAAATTATATTTAATTATATAGCATATAATAAATTTGTTTCAGAACTGTTATAGTATTTATTCAATATGAATCTATTTTTATAATAAAAAAAGGCCAGTTTAAACTAGCCTTTTAGATACTATTTTATAAATTTTTACTCTTCTATTGATACAACAGATCCTGATGGAATGGTAGTATTATTAGGAATAGTAACTCCTTCGTTTACGGTTACATTATCTCCTATAGTTACACCATCACCAATATTACAATTTAAATCTATAAT